CCTGCACGACATCTGCGATGAGATCGTGGTCCTGGACACGGGGTCCACGGACGGCACGCAGGCCATCGTCAAGGGATTCCCAAAAGTGAAGCTGTTCGAGCGGTCCTTTGTGCCCTGGGATTTCAGCATCGCCCGCAACTACGCGCTGGCCCTGTGCGCTGGTAAGCGGACCATCATCCTCGACGGCGACGAGGAAGTGCTGGACTTCAACCGCACGGCGCGCGAAGCCATACTGGCCATGACGCCACAACAGGCGGGAAGCGCCTATGTCTCGTTCATGCACTCCGACGGCGACAACAACTGGCGCGAGGTGGGGTACATGACGCAACCCCGGGTGTTCAGCCTGGAGGGGGATTTCCACTATGAGGGATCGCCACACAACGAACCCAAGTATGGTGACGCCGAACTGGTCATGCCCGACCTGTGTATCGCGCACTGGCGCGAACAGAAAACCAACAAGGAGGGACAGCGCAACGACCGCACGCGCGATATTATGGCGGGTTTGAAGAAGTCAATCGAGGACGCGAATTATACCGGCGCTGAGGAGAGTTTCAAGGTCATGGACCAATTCCGCCGTCATTACATGATCGCCAAGTTGTCAGCACACTTGCAGGACTTCGATCAAGCCTCGGAGTATTGCGAGAAAGCGTTCGTGCTCTACCTCCAACTTGGGGATCGTGAGAAGGCCCGGATGGTGTCCTACCTCTTGTTAGGCGCCGGTATAAATTTCAGACTCGGAAAACTCCTGGATGTTGCCAAGTACGCGGCCAAGCATCGCGCCTATTGCGGGCCGTGCGCCGACAACAGCTTCTATGGATTCGCCTATTTTCAGGCGGCGGGCGACCCCATCATGGCCCTCGAATATGGCCGCGAATACCTGCAGTGCATCGAGACCGACAGGCTGCGGCCCATATGGCACTGCGAAACATTTGAGCAATGGGACGATGTTCTGTTGCGGGTTGAACTAACGGAATACTGGTTGCAGAACAAAAATGCCAAGATCGACAATCCTGACAATTGCAAACTCCTCGTATAGGAACCATGCGGAACGCCTTGTCTATTCTTTGAGGCAGACCGGCTACCGGGGCGAGATCACGGTGCTCACCGATGAAGACAATTTCCACATTGCCGGATGCACGATGCACCACATGTGCTTCCGCGATTACGGGGGCAAGAACCTAAACGACGCCCGCTGGTTGCAGGTGGACCTTGACCTGCCCTTCCATATCGGTGATCGCGTGATGTACATGGACTGCGACATGGTGGTGCTCCCACGGGCTCCAATCGCCAAACTGTTCAAGCACGATTTCGGCGCATCCATCGTTGACCGAGTGGGTGGGTGGGAGCACATGGTCCCGCACATCAAACGATTCCTCGGCGGGGTGTGGGACGGCAAGGTTTACATCGGCGCCCCATTCGTTTTCAAGGTCACCCCGCAAGCGCGGGAGTTTTTCAGAAAGCAGAGGATCTTCGGTTTCCTACCGGCGTCAATCGGGTTCGGGAACATGATCGCCTACAATCTGGCCTGTCAGCGGTACAGGGCTCCGAAGACGATAGTGCCACGGGACAAGATCATCTACTGGTTTGACATCGAGGCCGACAAGCCGGAACAGTCGTTGCGGATACAGAACAAACTCTCCCGGCGCAAGTGGTTTATCCACTACGGGGGCGCGAAACACAAACTGGTCGCGGAACTCGAATACAAGACGCTCATGGTTCACCCGGAGGTTGAATACCTCCCGCGCCTCATGCCTGCGTCCCAATATTTTTTATAGAGATTTATCTTGACATTTGCGTGCGCCGGGTATAATTGATACAACTTTGAAAGGGTTCAAAATGAAGAAGCTGAATTTGGGATGCGGCAAAGACATCCGGCAAAACGATGGATGGATCAATATCGACATCCGCCCCGGTCCCGGAGTCAACTTGGTGCACGATCTCGGATTCCCGTTGCCGTTCTCCGAGGGCGAGGTCGATGAAATACTGGCCCAGGATGTACTCGAACACTTCCCCATCGCCATGACCCAGACCCTTCTCCGCGACTGGCGGCGCGTGCTGAAGGTCGGCGGCGTGGCGGTGATCGAAGTCCCGGACATCAAGGCGCAGGCCGCGCAGTGGTTGCGGGGCCAGGTCGCGGGCGCCAGGCCCGATCAGCACATCGACGCCCGGTTCTCGGAAATCGTCTACGGCAAGCAGGACTATCCGGAGAACACTCATTACCAACTTTTTACCGAGGATCGTTTCAAAATCGAACTCCACGCCGCGGGATTCATCGGATGGACATTTTATTCGCGCGGCCGAGCCCTTGGTGTAAAGGCGGTAAAATGAACGAGGTAAAAGTGTGCTTCTTCTTCACCGATGCGGGGTTGGTGCCATGCAGCTGCCACATTGTAGGCGCTCATGTGGTCCCAGATGACGCCGGAGAGTTGGTGTTTCACTCCGCCCTCGCCCAGAAGGACGCGGTGAACAGTGCGTTGTTGGATATGATGTGCGAAATGTCACAGTGCGGGAGGTGCGAGTACCTGGTGGGATGCGAGTCCCATGAACCCAGTACCGATGCTTGCGCGGCACACCTGCTGTCCGAAGCCGAGCGCAGGGTTGAAGGGAATAAGGTATGAAGTGCCAAAGATGCGATAGGGATGTGCCGTATGTTATGTGTCCACAGGGCCATGCCATAGAAGCCCCCTGCCCCTCCTGCAAGGAGCATGAGAAGGTGGAGGGCGTGCTTGCCGCCGCGATAATTGCGGCTACCGGAAAAGATGTCACAGTTGAAAAGGTTATCGAAATGGCACGGCAGGTTAATAATGAACTCGAAGCCCGCCGCTCCGCCAGTGGTGGGAAAGGGTGATGGGATGGAAGAAATAATCATGCGCGAGTCGCCATTGGCCGCGAGTCTAAAAAGTGTGGATGGTTGGGTTTCAAGGAATGGTTTCTATTTTGGGACCGACGAGGGCGCGGCACGGTACGATGGTTGCACTCATGTTAAATGCATGAAGTGCGGCCTGCCCACGCCCAAAAGTCATCTTTACTGCTCCAAGTGTTCGTCTGATATGTCGCGGGAAAAGTACCTTGAAATGCCGCGTCTGGAATGGGACGGCGAGGCAATGATATATTCCCACACTCGCGACAAGTATTATTGCGACATTGAACAGATATGCGATGAACTGCAAGACGAGAGCGGGACGGACACGCTTGACAGTCTGCAACTGGTAATTTGCGAGCCAACATTCGGAAGCGAGATATGCGCCGACCATTTCGCTGACGAGCTTCCCGAAGACGGGGAAGTACCCGATCAACTGTTGGATGCTATTGACGAATTCAACAAAGCGGTAAGAGTCGCGGGTCCGCTATCATGGCATCCAGGGAAGTACGCGCTGTGCATCCCCCGCTCCGTCAATGGTGAAGGGAGGAAGGTATGACATACGACTCTCCCAATCCCAACCATCCCGACTGCAAAAGGCATCGGTGGCAGTTGGTACAAAACCCTACCATACGATTGGCGTATCGCGTCTGGTGTCAGAACTGTGGGTTGGGGTCTGAATACGATGTGCTTATCAGCCAAGACGATAAACCCGCACTAAAAAGGCGGCTTATCAAAAGCGTACCGCGCCGTCGCCGCTCCGCCACTGGTGGGAAAGGGTGAAGGGATGGAATGCGAAAGATGCCACGGCGAAATACCGCATGTGGAATGCCCGCATTGCTTTGCATGTAATGATATTCCTTGCGATAGAGAGGCGATTGATAACGCGCTAAAATTATTATTGCAGAAATATACAAAACTTACTGGCGGTTACTGGTGCGAATCGGAACGGTTGTATGGCAAGGCTCAAGATGCCATCAAGGCGGGCCGAGGGATGGGAATATCGCCCAAATTGTTGCTTGCGATTACCGAGGCTGTTTTGTCTATTCGCCCCGCTCGCGAAGTGAAGGAGGGATGAGTATGGTAACGGCATTGGTAGTTTTTGGATGGGTGATTGGATACATAGCGACACTGGCAAGCGCGATAGTTGAATCAAGGAAGTCGGAATCATGTGATGCCGCTGTGCGACTTCCAGAAGTGTGTATCTGGCTGGTGTTACTGTGGCCGTTATTCGGATGTATGGCCCTCGCGTTCTGTTTGGCAGACCATACCCGCTCCGCCACTGGTGGGAAAGGGTGAAGGGATGAAGGTTGTATTCGTAAAACGAACCCGCAAGAAGAGCGGCCCGTACTATGTGTCGCTTGATATCTATCACCAGAGTTTTATGGTGGGGCCATATTGGGATACCAAGACAGAGGCTAATTGGTACGCAAACAATTTGCGGGTTGCACTGAAAAAGATTGTAACCCCCATCAAGGAGGGCGAGTCTGATGATAAAACCACTGGTGGGAAAGGGTGAAGGGATGGATACACTTGGTGGGATCATAGAAAAGTTCAAACCGTTTGGTATCCATCCATTGGATATTGAAATGAACGAATTGTGGCCAGAGATCAGCCGCAAAATCACCCGTATTCGCAAGGACCGTAAATGCGGGTGGTGCGCTAAAATGATACCCAAGGGCGAATGGATGCGTATTGCGTCAGGTAAGACGGAGCGCAGGGAGATGGTTTCAACCTATTACTGCATGGATTGTATGCTTGAATTTGCAGATGGCTACCCCCGTTCCACCCCCATCAAGGAGTCCCCCGATGCGCGGCCGTAAAAACTGCGGGGCCGATGTGGTCCATGTGCCGGGTGCGAACTTTAAGGAACCCAAGCCATGATACATATTGGTGATGCATTAACCATCCTAAAAACATTACCGAATCAATCGGTAAACTGTTGCGTTACGAGTCCGCCTTATTGGGGCTTGCGAGATTATGGTGTTGATGGGCAGATAGGGCTTGAAAGAACCCCGGAAGAATATGTTTCGCAACTGGTGGCAGTGTTCGCCGAAGTGCGGCGGGTGTTGCGGGATGACGGGACGCTGTGGCTCAACCTGGGCGATTCGTACAACGCCTATAACGGGAATCGGGGAGACTCCAAGGGCGTTCAAAAGAACGCGCACGAGATTATGCCGGACCCTCCTGGTGGATACGGTCTATCATGCAAGACGCTCAAGCCCAAAGACCTCGTGGGAATCCCATGGCGCTTGGCGTTTGCTTTGCAAGCCGACGGATGGTATCTGCGCCAGGACATCATTTGGCACAAACCAAATCCAATGCCAGAGAGCGTCACCGATCGATGCACCAAGGCGCATGAGTATATCTTTATGTTGGCGAAGCGTCCGAGGTACTACTACGACGCGGAGGCGATAAAGGAACCGGCAATTTATTTTGATGACGACAGAAAAAGCAGGGCGGCAGAATGTCATAAATCCATGCCAACAGGTGAGAGAAACGGTATCCGCCCCCTTTACAAAGACGCCCTAAGTTACGATGGAAAGCACAGCGACAAACAGCGCGGCCACGGACGTCGCCACGCTGGATTTAATGACAGATGGGATGCAATGAATAAAAAAGGACAATGCAGTTCCATGAGAAACAAACGCTCCGTCTGGACCGTTCCCACGCATGGATTCAAGGAGGCGCATTTTGCAACATTTCCGGAAAAACTAATCGTGCCCTGCATCCTGGCAGGGTGCCCCGAAGGCGGAACCGTGCTCGATCCGTTCTTTGGCGCGGGAACCGTTGGGGTTGTTGCCAAGAAGTGCAACCGTAAATACATCGGAATCGAATTGAATCCCAAATATGCAAAGATGGCACAGGATAGAATCGACAATATCGGAGACATGTTATTTTCGGAGGCCACCCCATGAACCAATCCCAATGCCCCCGCTGCGAGGCCGATGTGGTGCATGTGACGGGTCAGAAATGTAGGGAGGGCAAGTGATGAACCGCGTTGCGTTTTCTTCTATTACAGACCATTGGGAAACCCCGGTGGAGTTGTACCGATCGCTAAATAAAGAGTTCCACTTCAACTACGATCCGTGCCCCCGGCACCCTGATTGCGATGGGCTCAATACGAAATGGGGATCCCGAACCTTCTGCAACCCGCCGTACAGCGGCATCAAAGCATGGGCCGCGAAGGCGCACGAAGAAGCGCAGTCCGGAAAAACGGTTGTGCTCCTAATCCCAAGTCGTACCGATACCCGTTGGTGGCACGCCCATGTTATGACCGCCAACGAAATCCGCTTCTGCCGCGGAAGGCTCAAATTCGGCGGTGCGAAAAATAGTGCGCCGTTCCCTTCATGTATCGCCATCTGGAACCCCATCAAGGAGTCCCCCGATGCCCGGCCGTAAAACCTGCGGGGCCGATGTGGTCCATGTGCCGTGTACGAATTGTAAAGGTGTTACTCCATGAACCAATCACGGGTGACGGCGGACATGGTAGAAATCGTAGTCGCCAACCATTTTAACTGGCGGCAAAACCTAATAGTTCCCAATGTCCATTGGGGCTTGGGGCTTGAATATGAATGCGACATGGTTATAGTGCGGCCCTCGGGCTATGTTATCGAGGTCGAAATCAAAGTAACCGCCGCCGATTTAAGGCGGGACCGAAACAAGCGCAAGTGGCAATTTATAAACAGCGCCAACCTTTATCGGACCAACCAATTATTTAAGCTCCGATACTTTGCGGTGCCGGTGGAATTGGCCGGCGAGATTAACAACATCCCCGAAGGTTGCGGTTTTATTGTCGCCGATGTCTTGGCCGAGGATGGGACCGTAAACAGGTATGATGGCTGCTGCAAAATCGTCAAGCAATCCCGGGTGAACAAACAAGCGTTGCCGATTTCCCCCGCTAAATGGGACAACCTGCAACGACTGGCGGCGATGCGGATATGGTCGCTAAAAGAACACATGATGGCAATGAGGAGAAAATAAATGTGTCCATGTGATTACAAGCTCTACCCCAAAGACTGGCCCCAGATCCGCGCCCGCATCCTGGCGCGCGCCGGCGACAAGTGTGAACGGTGCATGGCGCCGAACCATGCCGAGATAGTACGAGATGCAAGTGGATGGAAATTGTACGACCGCCTGACGCCGGGGCAGAGGTTCGATTACAATTACAAATCCGTTCGGATCGTGCTCACCATCGCCCATGTTGACCACGCAAGGCCCGCCACAGATGGCAACCTGCGGGCGTGGTGCCAGATGTGTCACTTGAGATACGATGCGAAATACCACCAGGCACACCGCAAGGAAACTCTCAAGGCCAAGCGAACCTCGCCGTTGTTCGATCTATCCATGTGCCCCCGCTGCTCCCGCCCCCAGCCGGATCCCGACGGATTGGGAGTGCTGCACTGCACCGGGTGTGGCTACTGCGTGCACCCCAACGAGCAGGATGGTATCTGCGGGTTCTGCGGGAGGGCCACTGTGGACAAGCAGGGGCGAGGCCGCGGACCGGGAACATAAAAGAAGGAGAAACGCATGACATCGGAACCTATCCAAGAATGCTCCAACTGCGGCGCCACCGGAGTAAAACTCAAGGAGAACAGTGTGCGCGGTGTAAAATGGCAGGATCTTCCCCATATGGTCAAGTTATGTGCCTATTGTCAATGCATCCCCGAATCTTCAAAGCACGACCAGGGACTAAGGGCCATAGCTCGGATGATGGCAACACTCGAATGCAATATGCGGGAGGAAAAACCATGACCACCAACGAAGCCAAAGAAATTATTTCCGCCACACAACACGACTTCGACCGGGGAGAGCAAGAGCTTATCGCCTGGATCTCCAAACGCACCATCGACGAAATGATTGTCATCATAGAACCCCTGGTAACCGTAGCCAATGCCCGCATCGAGGACGGCAACCAATCAATCAAAGCGTTCTTATCCCTCTACGGCGTGTCCAAGATACTTGAACTCATAGCCAGGGAACCACACACATGAGAGAAATCCGTAAAATCGTATGCTCATGCGGGGGCACCGTAAAGGAACAAGATACCACACCCATGGAAGAATCCTTATACGGCTGTCAACAGAAGGGATGCTGTGTCAAGGCATATGTATGCGAGGGTTGTAAAACCAGGTTTGTCTTCGCACTCGAAGCACCAGAATACAACTATGATTAATAGAACCACTACACCATATACGCATATACCCATTCGTACACTGATCGTGTATTGTTTATTACCTATAATCCCTAACCAAGATAAACATAATATCAAGTTTTCTGTTGACCTGTTATAGGCCTTATGGTAAGATTTTTCCATGGAAACAAATACAGATATGAACAGTAACAAGCTATATAGTCAATCGCCGGCGCATCACCATGGCGTAACCAAATCAATTATAGCCAATATGGACAATAGCCTAATAGGGGAGGAAAGGTACCCCGCCTCGTTCCAATATCCCAATTTTATTTCTTTAGGAGCCCCGGTATGAAGCGTCGTGAGGTGATACGGGTAGAGGCGCCGATGGTGGCAGGTTGTCGGCCGGTGTCGCATGCCCCGCACTATCCGGGCAGGCGGGAGACGATATGCTGGCGGGTGGCGGCGAGGACGGGTTATAGCCGGCGGGTAACGGACGAAATATGCAGCGCAATGTTTATCGAGATCATGCAGGTGCTGTGTGAGACGGGTAAGGTGCAGGTAAACGGGTTTGGGCATTGGACGGTAACGAGGTTCCGGGGTGCTACTGGCGGGATGAACAACCGGACGGGTAAGCGTATAAGTGTTCCGCCTGGTTGGAGGATACGGTTCAGCGCCACAAAGAGGTGGCGTCAGGTTGTAAGGGAGGCATACGATGCGGTCAATGACAATGCGTAGGGTGGTCTGTGCGGTGCTATTGGGTATGGTAGTGGGCAATGGGCTATGGGCAATGCCGGTGCCCTCTGGCGGCATCGTAGTGCGTCCTCGTGGTATTGTGGCGGGTGGTGGTACGGGTGTGGGTGATGGGGATATGCCGATATTAGCCGCTAATATCGGCTCCCAGGTATGCCGATATCAAACACTTACGATCAATAATTATTTTCCTGGAACGGGGGTATGAGCCATATGCCAAAACATACCAACCGCGTACGATGCCATATGAAGCCTCGACACCCCGCCACAGCCAACCCCGTACCCATACCCACATCCCCCACGCCCATGCCAACACAACACCACTGTCAAAAATCCTCACCAGGGGTGCAGCATCAATTCCTACGGGAAAAATATGAGGCGGTATATACCCCTCCCTGCGTATATCCCTGGTTCATCCCCATTGGTTACAAGTCTAAAGGGGGGTGTGACAAGGCGGGTTGCAATGGTGGGTGGGGCGCGGTGGACCGGGCTGGGGATGCCCGGGGTGGTGGGGGTACGGAGGTGGTGAGTGGGGTGGTGTACCTGGCGAGTCCGTATAGTCACAGGTTGGGGCGGGTGAGGGAGGCGAGGTATCGGGTGGTGATGGCGGTGGCGGCGGGGATGATACGGCAGGGGATGTGTGTATATAGTCCGATTGTGTACAGTCACCAGATGGCGGGGGCGGTGGGTGGGGATTGGGGTAGTTGGCGGGTGCACGACCTGGGGATGTTGGCGGTATCGAGTGTGGTGTGCGTACTGTGTTTGGAGGGGTGGAAGGAGTCGGAGGGGGTGAGGCGTGAGATAGAGGCGGCGGTATCCCTGGGGATACGGGTGCAGTATATGTTTCCGATAGGTTATAAGTCTAAAGGGTAATGGTATGATAACGGCGGCGGAGATCCGGGGTTGGGCGCGGGTGGTGGCGCGGGCGGGGTTGTTTATGGATTCGATATTGAAAGTGCAGTGCGGGCATAGCCATGGCGCGCGGGGGCGGGTACGGGAGTTGGCGGAGTTGGCGAGGTCGATGATAGCGGCGGCGGCCCGGCACGATGTGGACGAGACGCGGATATTGGCGGCGGCGAAAAGGTTGTCGGTGGAGATGTTCGAGGCGGAGGCTATGCCCGAGGTTGTGCAATGCAACGAGCACGGTGTGATACCGTGGCACAGAATGCCCGCGCTTAGGCGTCCCGGGCGGCCCCTGGGGAGTAAAAACAAGTTGAAAGGGGCGGGTCGTGGGTAAATTACCGTGGGTGCTCAACGATAAGGACGGTGTGCCCGTGGGTGCATTCCGCACCAGGGCGCTGCGGCGGCTGGTGGCAAGATACCTGCGGGTGGTGGCACTTGGGACACTGCCGGGTTCCGGTAAGGGGTTGGGCGGGGCGGTGGAAAAGTATGTATGGGGTAAAACAGGTGGTACAATACATGCCGTCGGTAGGGAACCCGCGAAGTTCGGTTTTAAGGTGAAAAGAGAATTGGGCATGATGCATTGTGATCGGGGGGCGGCGAAAAGACTGCTCGCGGATGCCCGGCGGCTCGTTAATGATCCCAAGTTCAAGGTTGCGCTCGCCCGCGAATGTGAGAAGTACATCCGGGGCAAGGGTAAATAATATGCCGTGGGCGTGGGTACTGCTGGCGTTCGTATGGTTCGCAATAGCGGTGATGTTTTTGAGGTATCGGGACCAGGTGCGGTTCCGCGAGGAATCCGAAGCCGCGTTCCGCCACGGCTGGGACCGGAAGATGCCCGCGCGGGACACCTGGTGGCGGCGGTGGTATGTCGCGGCGAGGAATGCTTGCCGGGCGTGGATGCATAGGTTAGGAATCTAAAGGGGGATGAATATGTGCGATTGCATGAGATACGCGCCCGCGGAAGGCGTGAGGGATTGGCGGTGCCCGGAGTGCGGTACCTGGTATGTGTGGGTGTACGCCGAAATGGACGGGTATTGGAAGCCGCAGACACTGCCGAACCATTCCGAGGTGAAAAGAACATGGGACGAGGAGCAGGCGGCCGATAGGATGCTGGCGCACGCCACCCCGCAGGAGAACGTCCCGCATCCCGCGGCTACCGGGGCCGCCACAACGCCTGTGGTGCCCGTAGTGTCGCCCGAGGCGTTCGGCATGGACGAGTTACCCGGCCAGGTAGTAAACACGCTTGTGGGGCACTACGCGCATCCCAGTGCGATCGTAGACGCAGGCGCCGTGGTCGGCCTCGGTACAAAGATATGGCACTTCGGCCATATCATGGCCGGAGCCCGGATCGGGGAACGCTGCGTCCTGGGGCAGAATGTACACATCGCATCAGGGGTTCACATTGGCGACGGCGTGAAGATCCAAAATAATGTATCCCTGTACGATGGGTGCGTTATCGAGGACGATGTGTTTATAGGCCCATCGGCGGTGTTCACCAATGTGAAGACACCGCGGGCGTTCGTAAACCGACACGACGAATACCTGGCCACGCGCGTGTGCAGGGGCGCCAGCATCGGCGCGAACGCCACGGTGGTGTGCGGGGTGATAATTGGTCAATATGCGATTGTCGGTGCCGGGTCGGTGGTAACCAAGAATGTCCGCAGCAGTGATATTGTTGCCGGTGTTCCCGCCAGGTTAATCGGTATTGCCTGCCGATGCGGTACGGTATTGGTAAAAACGAACATTGTTGACAATAAATCCAACGTCCAATATAGGTGTCGAATATGCGGTGCCAAGGAGTTTTTGCGCACCCGTGAATGCCCCACTACTACCGCCGATATAATTAAAGGTACCATATAATGGCAAAGCGTAAATCTGTTCCCGCGCCCGGGCCCAAGGATTTCAACCCGGTGATGATCCCCATTGCCGATCTCAACAAAGCCGAATGGAATTACAAGACCGATGACGAGGCCATGGCCGCCAAGCTCGCCGCCAACATCAAACGCAATGGAATCCTGCAGGCGTCCGTGGTATACGAAGCCGGGGGTAAGATTATTGTATTGGACGGCAATCACCGGCTCGATGCGTACCGCAAACTCGGTATCAAGGCGGCGCCGTGCCTGAATATGGGCCCCATATCCGAGGCCGCGGCCAAACGCATAGCGATCGAACTCAACGAGACGCACTTCGAGTCCGACCCCATGCGGCTGGCGGAAACCATTAAAGAACTCCTGGCCGAATTCGACGACCTCGAAGTGACATTCCCGTTTACCGGAGATCAGATACAGGGGTTCGGGGATCTTATCGACTCAAAGCTCGATTGGAACGATGGCGAAGCCGCCGACGCGGAGCCGCAGATCGATAGGGCTGCTGAACTCAACAAAAAATGGAAGGTGAAAACAGGGGATATGTTTGGTTTGGGCGCGTTCACGGTTTGCCCCAAGTGCGGGAAGGTTCACAATCTCGACAAGGGGGTTGCAAATGAAATGTGAATGCGGTCACGAATTTAAACCGAAGATGCAATACCGGCATAGATTGTTATGCGGTGACTCGACCAATGCGGAGGATGTGGCGAGGGTGATGGGGGGGGGGAAGGCGGCGGCGGTGCTTTGTGACCCCCCGTATGGTCAAAACCAAAAAGGGGTTGAGCATGATTCTCCCGAAGAACATTCCGCTCTCATGAGCGGGGCAATTGCCGCGCTTCCAATTGAAAACGGAGTGATTGCTGCGTTTCAGTCTCCGCGCACTTTTCACGCATGGACAGACCCGGCAAGGGCGCGTGGGTTTGTGTTTGAGAGAATGCTATGGCTCTACAAGGCCGCACAATGCACCTTCCCGTGGCGGGGATGGATTCTGACTTCAGAATCCATCCCCGTTTGTAGTATTGGAAAGCCTCAATGGCAAGATGTTCACCCGTTTTCACACGACTGTTATTATCTGTCGGAGGTTAGTGGTGAATTGGATCAAGACTCCGGGTGGCACGGGAGCATTAAGCCATTGTCGGTTGTTTCCGATCTGATGAGGCGAATATGTCCGTCTGGGGCAGTGGTGTTTGACGGATTCCTCGGCTCCGGCACCACACTTGTCGCCTGTGAAAATTTGGGTCGCAGATGCCGCGCCATGGAAATATCTCCCAATTGCTGCGCCATAATTTTACAGAGGATGCGGGATGCATTTGGTGTTGTCGGAGTTAAAATATGAAATGTTCCTGTGGCCATACATTCGATCCTGAAATTCAATACCGGCACCGCCTGCTTTGTGGGGACAGCACCAACGCCCAAGTATGTGATGCATTTATGGCAGGCACCAAGGCCACGCTGGTGTTCACCGACCCGCCCTATGGCGTCAGCATCGGCAAAAAAAATGTGATGCTAAACACCTTCCAGAAGGCTGGAAGGTGTTTAGGCAACTTGGACATGGATGATATGCCGCCCAAGGAATTGGGTGAAATGTTATTGAAGGTTTTTAAACTGTGGCGCGGATATATGGCGGACGACTGTTCTGTGTTCGTGTGCTCTCCGCAGGGCGGAGGTCTCGGTATGATGATGATGATGATGATGGATGCAGGCTTGGAGGTGCGGCACATTCTGAATTGGATTAAAAATTGTCCGACCTTCAGTATGGGCCGTTTGGATTATGATTATCAGCATGAACCAATTCTATTCACATGGACCAAAACCCATAAGCGCAAACACGATGGCGCGTTTCGGACTTCGCTGTGGTCCGTGGATAAGCCCCATGCCAACAAGGAACACCCCACGATGAAACCAATTGAACTTCCTACCTGCGCGATTCTCAACCATACCGATACCGGCGATGTGGTCGTGGACATGTTTGGCGGCAGCGGTACTACCATGGTGGCGTCCGAGAACACAAAGCGATCATGCCGTATGGTGGAAATTGATCCCAATTTCTGCGCCGTGATATTGGAAAGAATGACAACTGCATTCCCAAATATTAAAACAGAAAAACTCCCCAGGAAATAATTGAGGGTTTCCGTTATGGTTAAAATCAGAAAACGCGAGTTCAAGGAGCGCGCCCGGCGCCTCAAGCATTCCCCCAAGTACGACTGGATCGCGCTCACCCGCGAGTATGTCGACGGGCCATATACGAGCATCCGTGAATACTCGCAGTGGTGCGATATACGCCGCAAGGATTTCAAGGAGGATCGTCCCTGTCTGGACGCGATATATAAGGCCGCCAAGGATTTCAAGTGGAGCGAACTCAAAGCCCGGCGCATGCGGGCGGTGATGGATAATGTTATCGGCGGCCGCGTCGACAAAGGCGTACGCGATAAGATATCGGAAATAGTCGAACTCAAACTCACCGCGACCAAGGCCATGGCCAAGATCCTCGTGGATGTCGCCAATGGCAAACGCCCCGTCGAACTCAAGGGCGATCTCTCGGATATCATTAACGACCTCATGCGCAGCCTGGGTGGGCGCACGCGCGAGCAGGACATGCCCGCGCAAGGCGGGGGCGTGAACATCAACCAGGGCGTGCAGGTGGCTGATAGCTTCCGCAAGGAGATCGAGGGCGCCGATGACAGCAGCATTGAAAAGCTCGAAGCCGCGGCCCGCAAGTCGGTGGATGAGATCGAGAAGCTAATTGATATCGAGGTGGTGAAGGATAAATAATGTACGATGAGAAATTGCAACGCGTACAAAAACTCCGGGGTATGATGCTCAACCGCATCGTAGCCAAGTCCCTGGATTTTTTCATGCACCACCACCGCAGCACATCGGATACCCCGATGTCGTTCAAGGACATGCCGTACCTGAAACAAATCTACCTGGATGCATCGCCGCAGATCGCGCTTATGTCCAGCGTGCAGACGGGCAAATCAGAGTGGGCGCTCATCAAGGGGTTTGCGTGCGTGGACCTGGGGTTGAATGTGTTTCATGTATTCAGCACCGGCGAGGCCAAGACCTCGTTTGTACGATCACGCATCAACGACCTGTGCGATCGCGTGCAGGTGTACAAGGACATGGAACACGACAGCAAACGCAATACATATCTGCGGTCTATCGGGCGCGCGCATTGGAAATTTGTGCTCTCCAACAGCAAGGCGCAATTCGACGAGTTCCCCGCCGATGCGTCCATGGTCGACGAATACGATTCCTGCAACGAGGAGAATATACCGCTTATCGACACCCGCTTGGAGAACAGCAATTACAAATTCAAGTGGAACCTCGGCAACCCCACGGTGGACGGTTATGGTATCGCTTATTTCTTCCGGCACAGTACGGCCAATGAATGGTATTACCTGTGCGAGAAATGCGGCGAATATTTCCTGGCCGATTTCCTGCAGGCCGTGGTCTACGAGGTCCGGGACAAGGACGGCCAGCACCGCGAATATAAATTGCACGATACCGAGTGGAAGGAGGACTGCGGCCGCGACATACTTATGAAATGTTCCTACTGTGCCCACATGCAAAACCGTGGCCCGGGCATGTGGCAGATTGGCAACGCCGACGCCGCCATAAGCGGGTATCACATATCGAAGCTGATAAAACTCAACTCGCCCATATACGAACTGTGGCGCGAGTGCCAGGCCGCCAGCGGCAACGATTATAAGACGCAGGTGTTCTACAATAAAAAACTGGGCTTGCCGTATGCGGGTACCGGGTCCAAGCTCACCGCGGATATGCTCGACAAGTGCACCTTCGATTACCTGGCGAAACTCTCATCCACCAAGGATACCTGCGCCGGCCTGGACGTCGGTTCCAAATTCGATATGCAGATTGTAATCAGCGCTCACAACGAGGGACGCCGCAAGCGCCTGGTGCTCAATGCGCTGCGCCTGAATAGCATGGACGAGGTGAAGGCCGCCATCGACACCTACAATATTAAAACGATGTGTGTGGGTATCAAACCGGAGCGCAACCTGGTTAAAAGTTTCCGCGAGGAAATGTACGGCAAGTGCGATATCATTATGGTCGAAGAACTCGAAGGCCGCAGCGGGGCACTTAAGATCCACGGATACCGCGACAGCGAGGACGAGGGGGTTGTAACCGTCGACCGCACATGGATGCTCGACGAGACCATGAAGCAGGTACGCCATAAAAATATCATTGTGCCTAAGAATTTCAGGTCCATACTTGACGGGTTCTGGATCAAGAGCATGGAGTCCATCACGCGCATATTTGAAAACGAGAAAGAGGAATACCGCTGGTCCAAGGCCGTGGACGATCACTTTAGGTTCGCGGATGCGTTCAGCATGCTGGCGTGGATGCGGTGCCAGGACGTGGTTATTATAGGCGACGATTTCCGGGCCCCGCAGGAACCCCGGCAGCGTTCCGGGTTGAGCGAGGCCGAAGCAAAATCACAGTGCCGGGCGGACAGTGTTGGAATCATCAGGAGGCGTTATGGGATCAATAGGCATGGGTTCTCGCGGCGACAAGAATTTCCGTGAGCAGATACGCGAGGCGGTCAGTGCTCATATCGAGCAGTACATCGACCGCCCGGACGCGTACCGGGTGATGCGGCAGATATTCGATGCCGAGGTAGCCGAGCAATCCCTGGCGCGCAGCCATAAAATGGTATTTACCGCCAAACGCCTGGGAATAACGTTCAGAAGTTTAAAAGACAAATTGAGACGGGGCCAATAACCCAAATTGTTTTTTCGACAATTCCAGTGTTTTGACATATATTACATCGTGTGCAATACTATTGTCGCAAGTGAAAATTATGCGGTAACTGTATTGAAGGGGGCACGATGCTTGATTTCCTGGGTTCCAAAAAACTGAAAGAGGCACGCCAGGAGATCGAAACTATGCGCCTCGAGGTCACCGACCTCAAGGAAAAAATCAAGGCCCGACGCATCACCGAAAGCTCGTATTTGTTCTCCGGTGACCTCACCCCTGACGCCATCGGACAGAGCAAGGAACAACGCAGCGATCTCAACACCGCCGATTATTGGACGCTGCAGAAGCAGTGTTACGACTGCTTCAAATTGTTTCCGTATGCCAAACGCGTAATTGAGATGACAACTGATTTCTGCCTGGGGAGCGATCCCACTTTCACCGTCGAGGATACGGTCAAAGCCAAGTACAAAGACGTGCAGATGATCCTCGAGGAATTCTGGAACGACTACGACAACAACTTCGACCTCATGCTCGAGGGTATGACGAACGAGTTGTGGATTCTCGGGGAACAGATATATCCGTTCGAGATCGACCCCATGACGCGGGTACTTAAACTCGGCATCGTGGACCCGCGCATGGTCGAGAAGATTCTGCGTGACGATAAGAACCCCAAACGCCTGAATCAGATCGTATTGCAGCGCAATCTCTACGGCAAGCAGAAGGTCTACGGCGTGGTGAACGAGGTCGCCGGCCGGCTGCGGCCCATGGATAGCGCCATGGCGTCCACACCGGACTATGAGTATGTCGCGCCGGCGTTCCTGTTCCAGTGCAACCGGCTGCCCACGCAGACGCGCGGGTATTCCGAACTCGCCACCATGATCGAAACCCTGGACATGCTGGATCAATTCATATTCCAGGTGACCGAGCGGTCGCTGCTCATGTTCCATTTCATTGCCGATGTGCTTATCAAGAATAAGAGCGACGAGGAGATCAAGAACTACCCCGTACCGGACCCGCGCAAGAATGCGGTGTTCAAGCACAGCCAGAATGTCACGCTCGATCTCAAGACCCCCGACCTCAAGGCCGTGGATGCCGACATGATATGCCGTATGGTTGTGCGGTACATCCTGGCCGGCGTGGGGATCCCCGAGCACTGGATCGTCAGCGGAGAAAACACCAACCTTTCGACAGCTCGAGAGCAGAACAATCCTATCGAGAAGCGCCTGGAGCGCAAACAGGGCCTGGTGAAATACATGATCCGCATTCTGTTTCGCGCCCAACTCGAGGCGCGCATGACCGGTGTCACGCCGGCCGAGATCAACGAGATCATGAAGGGTGTTAGCATCAACCTCCCGGCCGTCGCCGGCATTGACCGGCGCCTCCGGGCCCAGGTGCTCAGCGAAACCGCCAAGTCGCTTGTGATCGCCGTCAGCCAGGGTTGGGTCACCAACCGGGACGCCGGCAGCGAGTTTGTGGCGCTGGCCAACAAGTTCGGCATGGAACTTTCCAATCTCGGGCTTGAAAAGGGGCTGTCGGATATCATCCCCGGCAAGAGTGGTCCGCAGAACATCGACGGTTATTTCAAGAGCATTGATCAGATGGTCAAGCAAATGGACAGCACCAAGCCGGGCATGATGACCAAGCCGCAGATCCCCCAACCCGCGGGCGCGGAGGCCGAGTAATGGCGTCCAAGCGGCAGATCGCATACGCCGAGGAAGTCCAAGCCCTCATGGATTCCTATGCCGATGACATTGATATCGGCAGCATGCGTATTCGGAATCTGCTTATCGAACTTAACCGTTCGCTCACGGTAAAAATCATGGCCATGAGCGAAGACGAGTGGATGCGCATGAATCTCATGCAGGCGCGCCGCGATCTCACCGAACTCATGGGTAAATTCAAGATCGGTTATGACGCCGAACTCCTGGCCACGCTTAAAAAGGGCGCTACCAAGGGCGTCAACAGCGTCATTGAACCGCTGAAAAACAACCTCGATATGACGCTCCTGGCGTTCGAACCCAAGGTGTGGAAGCCGGTATTCATGGACCCCTATATCCGGCAGATATGGAATGTATCGTCCACGCTCATCACCGGGGCAACGCAAGAAGTGGCCGAGAAGATCATGACCGACATCACCCTGGGCCTGGCCGGGGGCCTCAGCCGCGAGACGGTTATCAATTCCATCGTGGGGCAACTCGACGGCGAGGCATTGGGGTTCAAGGACCTCAACGATCGCGCGTGGGCGATATACCGCACCGAGACCTCGCGCATGTTCAGCCAGGCGTCGTATCTGCAGATGTCAACCGCCGAGGAAATACTTCCCGGCAGCGAAAAGCAGTGGATGCACGGTATCCTGTGGGGTGCCGGCCAGGAACCGCGCGCGGGGCATGTGGCGTTGGATGGCGAGGTGGTGCCGTTTGATGAGGCATTCCAGGATCCGATTACGGGCGATGCGCTGCGTTATCCGTTGGACCCGCTGGCGCCGCCTTCGGCTACGGTTAACTGCGGTTGCACTATGTCGCTCGTGTTACCCGCGGATTCGTTTCTGCGTGACACCACTATGGTAAACGTTTAAAGGGGATTTCAGATGTCGAAGAAATCGGAACTCATGGATCTGCTGCGCAAGAACGGCGTTGTCGCCATCCACAACGGGATGAGCACCAGCGAACTCAAGCTCGCGTGGGACAAGCACCAGGCCGATATGAAGGCGCGTGAGGAAGGCAAGAAGGAAGAAGAACGCCTCGCCAAGATTGCCGAGAATCACCCCGCGCCCGCGCCCGTCCCCGCGCCCGTCCCCGCGCCCGTCCCTGCGCCCGTACCCGCGCCTGCCCCCGCGCATGCGTCTGCCCCCGAGACCGTCCCGGCTTACCGGACCGTCCCCGTTGCCCGCAAGCAGCGCGTCGAGGTGAAAAACGGTACCATCGTGACGCCCGATGATATGCGGCTTATCGACCCGCTGGATGTCATGGTCCGCCGGGTCGTGGGCAGCGTGATGGTGGTGATCTTCAAGAAGGGCCCCAAGGTCCAGTACAACACCCGGACATTCATGAAGATCAATTCGTAAAGGAATTGCAAATGGAACTCCGCGAAATCGTGCAGAAGACCGAGGGCAAGGAAGAATACTGCGTCCTCAGCAAGGACGGCAAGAAAACCCTGGGGTGCTATCCCACTAAGGCAGAGGCCGACGAACGATTGAAGCAGGTTGAGATGTTTAAAAACATCAAGGCCGCCATGGACTTCGGGACCGAGGGCGTGGACGCGGTGCTCATGCAGTTGCTTACCACGGCATACGGCTGCGATGATGCCCAGGCCAAGACCATCGTGGGCGCCGGCATGGACAAGGAAAAGATCAAGGCGGCCATGGATACGCTTAACCTGGCACCCAAACTGCAGGCGTCGTATCTGGAACTCATCGGCCTGTGGCGCAACGATGTGGCCCAGGATGCGTACACCGACCTCGAATTTCTGATGAAAGAATCGCAACTGGAATTCCACCTGCTGGAATCCGCCAATGCCGAGGGTACGGTGTGGAAGGTCGCCGTTATCGAGCACGGCAAGAGTTACAACAAGACATTCTACACCCCGGAATCGCTGGCCGACATGAAGCGCATTATCAACGAGGCCCAGGCCGCGGGTGCGCCCATCAAATGCAATGCCTTCAAGCTCGAAAACACGCTGAACCATTTGCCCGACAAGGCCCGGGATTTCATGAAGGGGTTCGTGGAGAATATTGTCGGCTGGTTCAAGAACGCCGAAATCAAGGGTAAGCAGCTTGTGGCCGAACTCCACCTGGACGAGGGTGCGGAGAAGGTCCGGTCCCTGCTCATGACCGCCATGAAGAAGGGTATCGCGTATCCCTTCGGCCTGAGCATTGACGGCGACGCCGGCGATAACGGTGTGGCGAAGGTGTTTGACGGCAAGGAAGAAGTCAAGGAAATCCGTCACGTGGAATCCCTGAACTCCATCGACTGTGTAACCTGGCCCAGCGCAGGCGGTAAGTTTTTAGCATTAGTCGAATCTATTTGCAAGGAGGAAGCGATGTTCAAGGTACTGGCCGAAACGCTGGGGGGCCTGTTCCCCGATCTCGTCAAGGGCGTGGATGCCGCCAAGCTCACGCTCGAAAGCGCGAATGCCCTGTTTGCCGAGGCTGCGAAGGCCGAGCCCCGGCTGGCGATCGTGCTCACCGAGGCCAACATTCCCGAGTCCATCAAAAGGGTCACGGAGGTCGTTGCCGCCGTCCGTGATGAGCGCGTGCGCGCTGAGGCTGCGGCAAAAGAAACCAAGGACCAGGAGAAACGTGCCATGGAAACCGTGACCGAGGAGACCAAGAAACTGATGGAAGAGACCAAGGCGCTTAAAGAGGCCATGGAGAAGGACCGCATGAACATGCTTCTGGACAAGGTGCTCGGCGCCAGTCCGCTGCCGGATCTGTTCAAGGACACGATCCGCGAGGAATTCAAGGACAAGACCTTCAAGGAGGAAGATCTCCGCAAGAAGATCTCTGCCATGGAGAAGGCCGTGGCCGCCAACCGCGAGGAAGCCACCACGGGCCAGCGCGTCTCGGTCATCACCGAGGAACGCGACAAGAAGATGGGCTGGATGCAGAACGAGTTCGACATCATGCTCGGTGAAGGCACCGACGAAAAGGGCAACCTGCGCGAATCGCAGCGCGGTATCTTCGGCGGGTCCATCCGCAAAGCCTACACGCAGATCACCGGCGACGACGGTATCGGCGGCGTGTTCCCGCGCCGGGCCAAGAGCCGGCTGACCGAAGGCATTGAGAGCGGCGACTTCCCCTACCTCCTGGCGAATTCGGCCACCAAAAAGCTGGTGCGCGAATACAACGCCGGCGACGCGATGTATCGCAAGATCTGCCGCGTCGTGCCCCTGACCGATTTCAAAACCCAGGATCGTGTGGCGTTCGGCGAGTTCGGCAACCTCGCCACCATGGTCGAGTCCGACGGGTATGTGGAGTTTACGAACCCCAGCGAGGAGAAGGCGACCTATGCCGCGATCCAGAAGGGGAACTTCATCAGCCTGACCCGCAAGGCCATCGTGAACGATGATCTCCGCGCGTTCTCCGACCTGGTGCGCAAGATCGCCCGGGCCGCCCTGCGCACGCTCAATGTGTACACCTTCGACAAGCTGCTGAACTACAGCGATTCGATCAACGGCGGCACGATCTACGACGGCCAGGCGCTGTACTACAGCGGCCACAGCAACATCGCCACCGATGCGCTGTCCTGGACCGCGCTGGACGCCGCGATGACCGCCATGTGGAAGCACAAGGACATCGATTCCAAGCTGGAGCTCGGTATCACGCCCAAGTACCTGGTGGTGCCGCGCGAACTCAAGGCCACTGCGGAACGCATCGTGAACACCGAGCGCTTCCCCGGGACGGAATACAACGATGTGAACCCGGTGTACAAGGCCGTGGAAGTCCTGGTCAGCCCGTACCTGCGTGCTGATGCGAACAACTGGTACCTGCTGGCCGACCCGCAGATGTGGGACGGTATCGAACTCGGGTTCATCGGTGGCGCCGAGGCCCCGACGCTCATCACCAACTCCGCGGAGAACGTCGACTCGATGTTCACCTACGACAAGCTGCGCTACAAGGTGCGGCACGAGTACGGCGCGGGCGTCCTGGACTATCGCCCGTTCTATGCGGGCATCGTCGCCTAATCAAGAGGCATAATGGCCGGGCGGGGTGTTCAAAAGGCACCCCGCCCGAGCCTTATCCAAGGAGTGAATAATGAAAACGAATCTGTCAAACCCGGCCCCTTGCAACGGCGTCCGCATGTGCGGAGAGGAAGGCACGACCGGGACCGGCCCGGAAACGATGGGCTGGATTACGCTTCCCGACGCTTCAATCGTGACGGTTCAGTTTCGCCCCAAGGGGACAAACGGAACGCATGTCACGATGGTTCTGCAAGCGTGTGTAGCGGGCGGTGAGGCCGCGCCGACCACGATTGCGACCAAAGACCCGACCACGGTGGACAAGTTCTCCACGATTAGCGGTGCGGCATATGACCGTTATCGCATCAATGTAACGGCACAGACCGTCGCCGGTTCTGGTTCGCAAGCGTTCCTGTCCGCCCGCCGGTAAGGGGATTTCAATGGCCGAATTACTGCTCAAGGTTGGGGATTCCGGTCGTTTCAAGGACGGTGATATTATTCTCGCCCACAACGACGCCCGAATTCTTGATGTCCACGCGCAACACATTTGCGACCCGCGACCGGTGGGATTTAACCGGTACGGGTTGCGGACCAAGAACGGGATGGTGGAAAAGTATTTGCAGGAAACGGCCGTGTATCGGTTCGAACGCATTTCAAGGACCGAAGTGGCGCGGGTGAATCTGCTTACCGGGCAGGGTGACATTGTGGACGACAATCCAAACATGCACGGTGAAAGTATCTTTGTCGAAGCATTCATTGCCCGGCAGACCAAATTTCAGAATCACATGATATTCGGTTCTCCCGGAAAAGAGGTATGGTACGGCGGCAGGCGTGAAATCAATGACGGGGTTATCGCCACGGTATGGAACAACATCGAAGAAAACACGAAGCACCGCAAGGCTGACCATCGTTTATGGCCCATGACCGAGCGCGAAAAGATGGTATTTCTTGGCGTATCCGTTACTGATTTCGACAATGCACGGGCTGACGAACTGGTCGCCCCGAAATTAAAGTACGGATTTAACCCGCACATTAACATTGCGGAACTGAAGAAGATGAAGAAAAAGGATGCTCAAAACTTCTTGAAAGAGCATCAGAAAACAGTCGAGGAAAATACCCTGCACCGGAGAAAACAGTTTGTGAACTATCGTGAAATTGTTTCCACCGGAACAGTAAAAGATATTGTCAATCCAGAAAAAGCGGTTGACATTCGTGACATTGCATCCCCTTATGATACTGGTGCCATTGTCAAGGCAAAGGAATAGCATGGCGCAGGTAACAAAGTCCATCGGGACGGGGGTGGGCAGGGATTATTCTACTGTTACGGCATGGCACGCCGACCTTGATAGTGATGTTATTTATGACGCTGGCGATATAGCGGTTGGTGAACTGCACAATGATTCCGTGTTCAATGAAGTCGTGACATTTGACAAGGGCGACACGATTGGACTTGCATCGGCAAGGATAACCGTTGCGGCCGCAGACCGTCATACCGGCATCGCGGACACGGGCGTGAGATGGCATAAGACCGGGAACAGTTGCATAATCCTGCTGAACGAAATCCCGTTGACGGTTGAATTCGTAGAGTTTTACGCATGGGGTTCCGTGGGCGGATATTTTTATTGCATTGAAGGGACATTGAGCGGGAATCCAGTAATCGTAAGGAATTGCATTTTCCATGATGAGGTCAATACGATGGGAGGTGCGTTGCCAAGCCCGGAGAACGCAAATTACGGTGGCGGGGTATTCCCCGGAACCGACGGGGCCTTTATAATCCAGAACAATATTTTTTACAGGATGCAAACCGCCGTCACGGATTATGCCGGAACGGAAGCGCACAAACTGTTGAATAACACATCGGTTGATACATGGTATTCGTCGTATTTTACCTTTAATATGGGCACTCCGTCGCCAATCGTTGATACCATAAACAACATCGCCCTTGAGTTTGACCCCAACGATTTCAGCGCTATTGGATTTGACCTTTGCAACGAATCGGCGGCGAGTAAAAACAATCTGTCCGGTGACGATTCGGCGCCCGGACCCGGTTCGAAAATGTACGAAACCCAAGAAAAAGAATTCATTTCCTGCACCGTTGGTTCAGAGGACTATCACCTAAATGACGGTGCAACTTCGGAGGGGGCCGGTGCTGACATTGGAACTACCAATGATGTAAATATTGCCTGCGATGGTTGGGACCGGGCTGATTTCGACGAAGATTGGGACATCGGCGCGGCGGCATTCACGGACCCGATTATTGATTCAATTACGCCCGCTTTCGGAACGCGCAAGGGCGGAACTCCGACAACCATTGCCGGGCATCGTTTCGTCGCCGGTATGACCGTTGTTTTCAATAACGATGCATCCGCGTCTGATGTTGTCATTGTTGATGACCATACCATCACGGCCGTAACGCCCGAGTATAACGCGGGCGACTACGATGTGAATGTAAGCGACGGAGAGCGCCCCGATGCGGTTCTTGTCGAGGGGTATGAGTTCAGAAGGATAATGCAAATTGACACGATAACGCCGGACGAAGGCACCGAAAAGGGTGGTACTTCAGTTGTCGTTCGCGGTGATGCATTCGACGATACGGACGGAGTTGATGGGGCGAAGGTGTTTTTCGGTTCAACTGAAGGCACCGTAACCGACATCCCAAGTGAGTACGAAATAGATGTCACCGTCCCGGCCCATGCGATAGGATTGGTTGACATCCGTGTTTTGAACGCGGACTTGACCGAAGTGACCGCAAGTGATGCGTTCACATTCACCGATGACCCGGCTTGGCCCGTCGAATTGGATTCCATTGACCCGGAAATCGGTTCCGTGGTCGGGGGAACGCTTGTCACCTTGAGCGGAAAGAATTTTGTGGACGGAGCCGAGGTTTATTTCGGTGGGGTCGAATCCGCTGATGTGACCTTTGTTGACGATGATGAAGTCACGGCCATAACTCCGGCCGGAACTGTCGGGCTTGTCGATGTTCGAATTGTAAACCCGGAACTCGACGAGGCGACGCTTGAGGATGCGTTTGAATACGAGGCCATGCCCGAACCCATCCCGAAAGAGGATGTCACTTTTGCCCGTGGCAGGAATCAGTCCGGGACATTCAACGGGGCGAGGCTGGTTGGTGATACAGGGGTACAGGAAATCGGCATATATCCGTGGGTGTTCATGGAAGACCAGACCAGATTGAATTTTACCTTCAAATTGAACGGCACATTGGTTGATGATATTGAAATCGCCGTTCAAGGATGCTTGCATGGTGGTCAGGCGGACCCGAAAACGCTTGCCGTTGCAAATCCGACAAATGGCGTGACCAGTTATCTTGTATCCGGGGTGGTATATGACCGGGTTCGTGCGGTCGTGACCAAGCTGGCAAATGCGGGCAAAGGTTCACAAGTCATTGTTTCCGGGAGAAGGTAATGAACCTTGATACCGCCATCACAAAACTGAAGCTGATTATCCAGAGTCAGGTCAGGAACTTTGACAGCGAGACTGATACCCTCACGGAGTGCATGGAACGCGCTGTGGGGCGTTTTAACGCCGATAAGGGCGTGGTACGGGTGGATGCCCTCGACGGCAACGATACCCCCCTTGTGGGGCTTCCTGCCGCGTTTACGACCGATTTCTCGGTCATACGCCAGGTAGAGTACCCGGTGGATGACGATGCACTCGAACCCACATACCTGAAACCCGACGAATATATGGTCTACCGCAAGCCCAGCGGGACGCTGTACCTGCGGTTCCTGACGGGCAGCCCGGTGGCCGATAGCGACAATATCAATATCACTTATACCGCCCAGGCCGAGATGGTAAGTGACCTGGTTACCGCGGATGCCATCGCGGTGATCGAACTCGGCGCATACTTTGCATGCCTGAGCGAATCGCAGAAGGCTGCCAACACCACGAACAGCGGCGAGGGCCTGGACTTCGTAGATAAACAATCTTCCAGCCAGCGGTACGAAGTGCTGGGGGAGAAATTCCTACGCAATTACAACGACGCGATATTCGGGAGTGCGACCAAGGCCAAGGCGCTCAACGATAATGTCGCGGCGTCCAAAATAGACAACTGGCATACCGATACCAGGTTTAACGATACTCGCATTATCCACAAGGATGATTGACCGTGAAGGTATATGTCGGCACCGAAGATGTGATCCGCAAGATCGACGCCATGAAAGCGCGGTGGCCGGTTACATATACCAAGATGATGCGTGAATTCCTTATGGCTGCCGCTTCATACCTGGCGACCAAATCAAAGCAGATCGCCGGCGCCGAGGCCAAGGGATCTACGAGTCAATATTTCCAGGCGTTTAATATATCCCCGATCACCACCGAAACCTCGGGCACCATGAGTATCGAGGTCGCCAACCAGATGCTGTATTCACTGGTCGTGGAGTACGGCGGCAAGTGGAGCAAGCAGCCTCCGGTGATGGCATTGGATCATTGGGTGCGGCGCATCATCGCCCCCGGGGACGAGAAGGCCGTCAAGTCCATGTGCTTTGCCATTGCCAACGCTATTCTCAATCGCAGCAAGGCTGCCAAGCTCGGCCAGGTTTTCAAGCATTCTGCGGTTGCCGGCGGCGGTAAAGTCATGACCATGAACCGCGCATTTGACGCCAGCAAGTCCATCCTGGACCAGGAACTCGAACGCGTTGTGGATAAGGCGATCAAGGGATTATGGGCTTTCTAACCGATATAATCGACTCCATTAAAACCCTGGTGGAAAGCGTCACCGGGGTTGAGAATGTTTACGGCCACCGGGTTACCCTGGTGGATGATGCCGATTTCGTGAGCAAGTTCAAGAAAACAGACAACACATATCTCGGGTTCCAGATATATCGCGAATCGCGTGAGACATCGTTCCAGGCGTTCGCCGGTCAGGGTAATAAAGTCCGCAACGCGCACACCATTAAAATCGTCGGCATCATCGGCGTCAAGGAAGACGGCAATACAAGCGACACCAATACGGAACTCTCCGAACTCATGGAAGACATAGCCGACGATCTCAGCCAGCACATTACCGTTGACGGCGCGGTGGCGGACAGTGAATTCCCTTCCATCGGCCCCGTCGATTTCGATGTGATCAGTGGCCGCGTGTTGTGGCGCTGCGAATTAACATGGATACTGTACGAGGACAAGATCATCCCTAAAATCAGTTAAAGGAGACCTGCCATGCTTACGCGCAAGACGCTGCTCCAGGCCAAGATTGAATTGGTATCCGGTACCGCGGAGACGATGGGTGATACCGATGCCGTGCTCATTTCCAACCTTACGATCGGCGTGGACCCCAAACTCATCGAACGCGATGTGTACCGGCCGACCATCAGCGCGTATGGCGCGCGCGTGGGCCGCAAGCTGTTCACCTGCAGCTTCGATGTGGAACTCAAGGGTACCGGCGAGGTGCCGACATTGATTGCCCCCCCGGAGCAGGACGCTCTCCTGCGCGCGTGCGGGCTCATCGTGAGCGAGGTCGCGGGTAGCGGCCTGATCTATATGCCCACATCCATCGAATCCGAAATGGCCACAACCACACTGCGGTTTAACCTGGACGGCCAGGAATACTGCATTGCGGGCGCCATAGGTACCCCGACATTCAAACTCACTGCCGGCGAATACGGCGTGATCAGCTTTAACTTCACCGGCCTGTGGACCAAGCCCACGGATGTGTCGCAGCCTACTGCGGTGTACCGCAACGACACGCTGCCGCCCATCGTGGAAAGCATCGGTTGTGAGATCGACAGCTATGCCATTATCGGGGAACTTCTGGAATTCGGCCTCAACAACGAGATCACCGAGCGCCCGGACTTCAACAGCCCCGAAGGTCTCAGGGGGCTGCGCATCACCAAGCGCGATGCCGGCGGTACGGTTAACCCCGAGATGATCGCCGTAGGTACCAAGGATTATTGGTCCAAATTCGAGGACGGCGATAGCATGACGGTCATAGCCGAGGTGGGTACCGAGGTCGGAAATACTTGGGGATTCACTATGAGTGCGTGTCAATTGACGGCGATGGCCCCGGGCGATCGTAACGGCCAGCGCACCCTGGACATGAATTTCAAGGCCACGGGTACCGACGATGAAATTGTTATCTTCGCGCATTAACGCATTTTTATAAAGGGGAGCATGCCATGGCGGTGAAGATGATCGATTCCGGGGATTATGAGTTTTCCCTGCCCGACGATACGGGCGATCCCAAAACGGTGTTTGTGGTAAAGCCGTTGGACCAGTTCGAATTCCTGCGGATGTCCGCGGTATTCGGGCGCATTGCCGGCAGCCTGGATGCCAAGGGCGAGGGCAAGGGGTTCTTCGATTTCCTGGCCAGCGCGGACAGCGAGGGCTTCCAGCGCGCGTACGAGCGGTTCATGGGCGAGCATATCATCGAGATCCGCAACATCCGCAACCCCCAGGGGAAACTCGTAACCGTCAAGGGTGCAGAGGTGGACCCCAAGGTTATCGGGCCCATGGACGGTTTTGTTATTTTCAGCGATGCCATCGGCAGGGTTGCTGTTGCGGGGCAAGAACGAAAAAACTGAAAATCGCGGTGCTGTGCAGCGTAGAGGGTTTGAGTTGCCGAATATGTAAACCTCGGGACGGCACCGCGAAGGCACTTAAAAGGGCCGAAGAAGCCCGGAGGGACCGAGGATGCATGGAGCCCACGGTCAACCCGCAATTCTCGGACGACGAAACCGGGGAGAACTTTTACCGTTGTCCCCTGGCACTATTAACCCCCGAGGCCGCGGCAATGGTGGAACTCAGCCAGTATGCTGCCATGGGTATAATGCCGTTCGGGGGTGGAATCCTGGAACAGCCGGCGTGGATACTGGCACGCATCAGGTATGTCCTTAATTGCCGCAGTGAATATTTAGCCGAAAAGGAAACGCATGCCCACCGGAAGTAACAAAAGCAAGCAGATGACCATCGTTATCATGGCCAAGGATGCAACCAAGGCCGCGTGGAAATCTGTTGAGGGCAGCGCCCAGGACGCGATGAACGCACTCAAGACGAGCGTAAAATCCGTTGAACTGGCGTTCCTGGGGCTTGAGACTGCGATCCTGGGTTCGGGGGTGTTCGCGCTCAAAAAGATGGTGACGGTTGCCAAGGACATCGGTGTGGCGTCTGTGGCAAGCCGGTCCGAGATGGAGCAGTTGAGTTTCGAGTTCGAGAACATGATGGGGAGCGCCGAGGAAGGCGCCAAGGCACTGGAATCGCTCACGGCCGCCACGGATAAACTACCGTTCACCACGAAGGCCATATCCGAGACCGCCAAGAAACTGCGTGAGATCGGCATGCTCGGTCCCAATGTCGGCGCCGGCATGAAGGCCGTGGGGGATATGGCCGTTGATGCGGGGGTGGGCGTCCAGGAGATGGGTGACGCACTTTCCCGGATATGGCTTACGGGTTCGATCGGATCCCGGGGCCCGTCGGGGTTCATCCGCGGCATGCTCAAGACCAAGATGGGGTTGGATGTTGCGAAACTGTCCACCACCGAACTCGGGGAAGCCATTACCAAGCTCATGATGGATCCCCAGTACGGCGTGGTCGGTATCGGTGACAAGTTCAACAAGACTTTCGAAGGCATTAAAATCCAGATTCAGAAGACCTGGACCACCGTTAAAAATGCCATTGCCGACACCGGGTTATTCGACGAGGTGAAACGCATTGCCGACACCATCCTGAAATACATCAGCGGCCCCGAGTTCATGGGTACGATGAAACGCCTCGGTGATGTGCTCACGGGGGTAGTGCGCAGCTTCCGTGAAAAGCTCGAGGAGATGGTTAAAAACGGCGATGTTACCCGGTTGCTCGAACAGTGGGTGGGTATCATCCGCACCATCGGCAATGTCATTAAAAACATCATCAGTAACATACCGCAGATAGCGGGGGTGATTTTTAACATTGCCGAGAGCATCGCATTGACCATTGAAAGCATTGCAAAGGCGATCGATGGGGTAATGAGGAAGGTCGGGGAGATTACCGGGAAGACGCAGGAACTCGAACGGGCGGCAAAGGATACCAATGACGCATGGAAGGAATCGAATACGATCCTGTCGCAGTTGCGGGACCGCCACAAGGAGATAAACGAAGCACTCAGCGTCGGCCGTGTTACCACCGGCGATGTGGCCAGTGCATACGACGATGTTCTGAATATCGTAACCAAGGTCGGCGGGGGTACTGAAAACTATAAAACGCAACTCGCGGACATCAATAAATACATGGCTATTTATAACGACGAGCATACTACCGCCCAGGGCCATGCGGCGATGCTCGAGGCAATCACCGAAAGCATGAATGATATCCTCACCAGCGTGGAAGGCAAGCAGTCCGGTATCTCGGAACAGCTTGGGGTGCAGTATAATACCGTCCAAGATCAGTTGGCCACCTACCAGGACAATTATGTGGCCAATGCCGGTATCGGTAGCATTATCGGTGAGAACATAAAGAAACTCAAGGAAATGAAATGGATCGACGAGGAGACCGTCGGTACCGTTAATGCAATAGGCGACGGCCACAAAGAAGTGGCGAAAAGTATTGACCAGGAAAACACCACCATGGAGACCGCGGCACAGCTCGCGTTGAAGATGAAGGACGCCATTAACGCAATAGAGCCGCCGAAGTTAAAACTCAGCGCCGAGGTATGGGACGATTTCATGAACGATTTTGTTGTCAAATACAAGGCCAAGGGTGCGGATATTGTCGAGATAATGAAAGACACGGCATCGGCCGCCCAGGGTGCGTTCTCGTCGCTGTTTTTCGATGTGCTCACCGGGCAGTTCAAATCGTTCGGGGATTACCTGAAAGCATTCTGGAATTCACTGGCGCAGGAAATGGCGAATATGATGTCGCGCAAACTCGTGAATTCATTGTTCGATGTATTGGCAAGTGGTGCTTCCAACTATAGTGGCGGTGGCACCAATGCACAGCCCGCGGCGGCCACGATTAATACCCAGGCCAGCGGATCCCCTGGCGCCGGCGGGTTCCAGCACGGCGGTATCGTTATGGGCATGCCGGGGGTGGATCGCAACCCCGTGCGCGCCACCAAGGGCGAGATGATCCTCACGCAGCGTCAGCAGGCCAACCTTTTCAATATCGCCAATAGCGGCGGCGGTGGCCGCGGGGATACCATTGTAGTCAACAACCATATCACGGCCATGGATAGCCAGGATGTATTTCGGGCACTGGACAAAAACAAGGGCGGGCTGTGGGCGGTCATAAACAAATCGAAGCGTTCCGGGTTCCGCGGCGCGAGGGGATAAACCATGAGCGACAATTTAATTAATAGCATCATAAATTTCAGTTTCCCCTTCGAGGTTACGACCGTATATAACAATACCAAACTGCGGTCGTACAGTGGCCGCGAGGTGGTAATAAACCATTCTCAATACGACATGAAAAAGTATAATATCCAGGCCGACGCGCTTACCCGCACCGAAATGAAAGCATTATTGGAATTCTACAACGACCACATGGGCGAATACGATTCATTTCTTTTCTACGATGCGCAGAATGGGTTTGTACCGCGGTGCACGATCGGTACTGGTACCGGCAGCAAATTCGATTTCCAACTCATGGATGAGTGGGATTTCGATAGATTCAATATCCTCGAGACCCCGACCGATGCCAAGATGTGGTCTAACAATACGCTCAAGACCAAGACCACGCATTATAATATTACATACCTGGCATCGGGTATCTGCCTGTTCACCTACGGCAATGCTCCGGGTAACGGCCACCTGGTGGAGTCCGAATTTTATTATACACGCCGGGTACGGTTCGGCGGCCCCCTGGTTACGGGCGAGGTCAGCTATGATAATATCAGCCTGGGCTTTGAATTAATCGAGGTGGTGAATCGGGTGGTGCCATAGTATGGACATGAGCGCCGACAATCTCAAACTGGTGGAACTCTACGAGATCCTGCTGCGCGACGGCACTTATCTGCGCCGGACCACGAACTACGCCGACATCACATACACCGAGGACAGCAATGTCTATACCGCGGCACCGGGTATGATGCGGTCCGATATCAGCTACGACAGCGACGCGAGCGAGGCCGAGTGTAAGATCACCATGCCCCGGGTGTCGCCGTGGGTTGATCCCGTAAGGCTGCCGATAGGGTATCTCGATGGTGCGTACCTGGTGGCGCGCGTGATAGACCGCACGGACCACAGCAATGGCAAGGTCATATTCAAGGGATACACTGGCAGTATCAATTACAGCTATACCGGCATCGAAATATCATTTACCTCAGCCATGGGCAAGCAGCGCCGTACCATACCACGGCGTAAATATACCCGAGGCTGTGGTCATCCCATGTATGGTACGCGGTGCAAGCTCAACCGTAACGATTGGACGGTCCCAGGTACTATCGACGCCGGCAGCACCACGGTGCAGTTGCTGGCCGCCGATGTGGTTGATGATGCCGGGTATTTTGATCGCGGTATAATCACATTCACCACGGGCGCATTGGCCGGCGAAGCACGCTGGGTTAAATCCTACGCTGTGGGTGTATTCAATCTGTACGATGCGCTGCCGGCGGCGCCCGCGGAATCCGATCAATTCGAGGCATTGCCGTTCTGCGGTAAGACATTTGATGTGTGCCGGGACACATACAGCAATCAACTCAACTATGGCGGCCATCAGCACATACCCACGCAGGACGAGGCGTACACATGAATTTTATCACGGTTGAACAGGGGCTGGCGCTGGCACAAACCGCCGAGACATGGGTGGGGACCCCGTTTATTTTCGGGGCATGCAGTAAGGGGCATGGCGTGGATTGCGCGCGGCTGATCTCCGGGGTGGCCAAGGAGAACGGGCTGGTGCCGGCCGGGTATCAACCTCCCAAGGAACACGCAGATTGGA